CCCACCCACGATAAGGGGGACCCCTGGAACTCTACCAGGCAAAATCAAGAGGTTTCCCAACCCATACGCAGTCCCGGAGGGTTTGGATCCGAGGAGACTAGGATTCATGTAGGGAAGAACGAGTACGTCATTGTGGATGATTCCGGGGAATGTCCTTTTAAGGATGAATTCTTAATACGCGGTAGAGGAATCTATCGACCCCCGAGAGACAGTTCGTATGTTGCGTCTGATTTTGTTTTTACAAAAGACCCACAAAATTACAGACCCAGCCAACCCAATACGAAAGCTGCCGTTTTTGCATTACACAAATTCAAGAAGGACTTTGTTCAAGTTGAGGACTCAAAACTCAACTATATGAATAAATGTTTGCAAACACTTTTTGCTCCAATGTTGCTCAAGACGACATTGACACCTCTGGTCAAAATTTTTGATCGGTTACAGTTTAACAAAGCCGCCGGCTTGCCATGGAACCTCCCTGGAGCTGGAGCCCATTTAAGTTTGGGCACAAAAGGGCAAGTTATTGCCTTTTTGTTAGAATTATATTATCCCGGAGAGGAAATATTCATTGATCTGACTAAGACGCCTAACTTTAAGAAAGAAGTCGTCATCAGACATTTGTTATCTGTAGCGATGCGTGAGGATTGTGTTTGCGTAGGACAAGAAAAAGATGAAATTCGAGACAAAAGAAAGTATAAGCAAACTCGTTTGTTTATGCCGACTCCTATACAGTACGTTGTGTTAGGAGCTTTATTGTTTCAGGAGCAAAACGATGCGCTTATTAATCAGTGTAGTCAGCGACCAGGATTAACGCCATTCACCCCAGGAATTGAAATGCCTGGGCCGGGCCTGCATACTCTATATATGCATCTTTACGTTTTGCAGCAGTTGAGCAGTATCTATGCCATGATGGAAGCAGATGGTGGTCAATGGGACGCCAAGACTCAGCCGTCAATGGTTCAACTTATCAGGGATTTCAGAAAGCTTTTCCTACCTTCTTTTGCGTGGGATTTGGTGGATTATTATTATGACCAAGTTTATTACGGAGACGTTTTACTTGGTGGATGGGTAATATCATTATTTGGTCAAAGATCAGGACATTTCAATACAACGACCGACAACACTTTAATCAACATAGCCACCATGGTCAGTGTTGGCTTTGAGATGAAGTGGACTCCCTCCCAATTCTTAGAGAAGATAACCTTCTTTTGTAATGGGGATGACTTGCTGTTTCACACCAAGGACATGTCGTGCACCCCGCGCATGGTTCGAGAAGCGGCTTTGAAGCTTGGAGTCTATTATGAAATGCCAGGAGATCAATATTTGAGTCTCTTTGATTGTCACTTTTTAGGAACCCAACCTGTAATTCGAGAGATTCGTGGAGCGAAGTGTTTCCTCTACAAATTTCGAAGTGACAAATTATTATCCTCCGGTCGTTACAAACATAAGAAAAACACCGTGAATGATGAAATGCAAAAACTCGTATCGCTTTTAGTCGAGCTTTATGGCGATGCAGAACAATTTGAGCAAGCTCGACTCGATGTCATCGAATGGCTGAAAAGACATTTCGATGTTTCCGGATTCAGTAAGAAATTATACGGATCGTTAATTTCCTACGTTATCGACGAATCAGTTTTGTACAGGACCTATACAGGTCAGTCTTTCTGATTTTCATTTTTTTTAAAAGAACGATTTACAATACTGATCGAAAAATTCAAACTTAGCACCGAATGTGTTCAAACTTAGAAAAGGTCCGCGGTTAATTAATCAGCCTTTTAAAAAGTTTTGAATGGAGGGAGTTTTACAAAATTTTATTTCGGGGAGTCCTTTTGGTTCTACAGAAGGAGGAGCAGCTTGGTGTACTAAAGCTCTTAATCCTGCTGATCCTCGATTGGAGACTAATGGTTATCCAGGCACTGATAATTGTGCAACAGTGATCATGAATTATCAAAGTGTGCAGAATATACTTGAGCCACCCTTAGCGTTGGCAGATAGCACCCCTGAAAACTGGGACGCAAATATTTATGTCGCACCAACTGTCGTAAATACTGGTTTCATTGATTGTGAAACCAATGCAACCCATCAGGTATCACATAATTCCATTGTGAACAATCAACTAGTTGGAAGCACAGCACCATTGCGCTTTCAATCTTTATTGGGTATCGCAGAAAAATGGAGAGTTATCGGCTGTTCTGTTACAGTTACTATGGAAGCGCCAGCCACTGCAAATCAGGGAAATGTAATGGCCGCAACCTATAAAGTCGATAAGTCACTCTTCACTCTCGCAGGCGCTGCAACTGCTACTGCGATTTCTGCTTGGAGCAAAGTTTCAGCATATCACCCTCAAGATGTTGCATCATATGATAATCTCGTAACAATGCCCAATGTGTTCACTGGTCAAGCTAGAGATGGCTGCTATCTAGTCTTACCACTTGATAATCTCGAAAAATGGCACGGAAGGCACGACGCTTCTTATTATGTAAATGGTTACATAACTAACACTGACATAACTGGCAAGATCACATTACCAGAAGCTACAGATATTGCAGAAGCTTTCCCGTGGACTGCAGAAGACGGTGTCGTCGTTCCTTTTTACACAATAGCCACAACTGAAGCCAAGAAAGGAGTGGATACTACCACATATACGAGTGGCGGATCGTTGATGCCAGCAGTGGCTAATACGATAGTGGGAGCTATTTGCTTCACTGGACTCGATCCAGAAGCTACACTTATTGTTAAAACCCACCTGATTATTGAGATGAAGGTCTCGCCAGGAACAATACTGTCACCCCAACAAAAAACCGCCCCTGCTTATGATCCTTCAGCAATTGATGCTTATTATAAGATTTCACGTCAGATGAAAGCTGCATACCCTGCGGCTTATAATGATTTGGGGAAAATGTGGTCCGTGATAAATCAAATTGCTCGTAGTCTGTCACCGGTGTTGGGTGTCATTCCGGGGATAGGAGGGTTGTTATCACGAGGAGCAGATCTTGTGTCTGAATCAACGCAATATTTGATGAACAGGAAAAGCCCTACACGCCAATCAAGCGTTCCTGTTGTGCCACCCTCATCACGAGATAAAATGCCCATGCGTTTAACTATGACACGGAGCGGGCAAGTGGCTAAATCACCACTCATAGGAGAAGTTCCACTAGGTCAAGATAAGTGGATTCGTGCTTGGATACCAACTGGTAAAGGCCAAAGACCTCCTCGTAAATATAAAGGTAAAGGTAAAACCAAAGCCGTGAAAAAGCAAAAGACGGCGCCTCGAAAGCGCAGTAGCCCACTCATCCAATTGTAAGCTTGAGCGCGTCTTTTAGGGACAGAATCATCCCCCTGACCATCGTAAACAGGTAATAATGAATAAAAGTGATCGTATTTCTGTGTGTTTCCTAATTAGGTTTGTCACAGAGCGGCTTGAATCAATCTTGAAAGTTTGCATTTATGCATCCATATTGAGGATAGTCGTGGGATTCCATAGGCGTGATAATGGTAGCGCTTCTTTGAGGATTCCCTCAAAAAACAAAAGTCATACAACGAAATGGC